ACTAGCTTCAGAAGGTCCGTTCCGATTTCTTCGACCAGCTTCTTGATCTTGTCAAACGCGCTCTCGCCACCTTCCCCCTTTTCTGTGAATCCATCTATCAGCGCCGTATAGATGTTCACGCCGATCTTCTTGATGTTCTCGTACTCGTCTAGAGTGACTTGCGCGAGACCTCCGATGACGTCTCCTATCAGAGTACCGACACGGTCGACTATGGTCTTCCCCGTCTCTGGGTCAGCCTTCGTGAACGTATCAAGAATTGCACTGACAATCTTCCTGCCTACCTCTGCTATCTTTTCCTTGTTGGTCTCGACTACAGTGAGCGCGCTCGTCAAGATCAAATCGAATAGCTCGCCGAGCATATCTATCACGCTCTTGTCCGTCTCTTCATCCTTCTTGCTGAGACCTTCGAGGAGACTGCCAATCATCATGTTACCGAGCTTGACCATGAATGGAGCGAACTCGATAAACTTCTCTAGTACCTTCGTGAGCGCTGTATGGATTGCTTCAGCGAACGCATCGCCCAATGATGTTTTACCAGATAGCACACGCTTGCCAAGACCAATGAAGTAGTCTCCAATGTCTGATAGGATGCGCACGACGAACTTGTACGCAGTGTCCAATGTAGACTTTATGCTTTTACCGTGTTTCCTCATCCAGTCTGTCAGGGACGCGAACGCCTTCGCTACCCCCTGTGCCGCCTTTACGACGAACGGCGCGACAAACGTCCCGAATGTCACGAATGCTACTCGGATGGTAGACCACGCCTGTGCGAGTTTGAACCCGGCAGTATTCGCCATCTTCCTGAACGCGGCATCCGTCGCTCCGGATGCATTCTTCATATTCTTCAGCTGCCTCTGGAACTCTTTCGCTTGCGTCCCGGCCAGGTTCATCACGGCGGACAGTGCCCTGATGTTCGGGAACAACTTCGACATCACTTCGACGTTGCCCTTTGTTGCTGCCTTTACTTGACGTAGTATAGCCGGAAGACCAAATGCACTCAGCGCCTCCGCATTGAATGCTATCCCTAGTTCCTTAGCTACGTCAACAGCTTCGGCAGATGGAGAGATGATGGAAACGAGCGTTGCACGGAGAGACGTGACTGCCATGTCCGTCCTGACGCCGCCCTTCGTCATCGTAGCTATGGCAGCCATCAAGTCTTCAAAACCGAGACCGGCTTGCGCGGCTAGTGACGCTACTGTTCCGAGCGTACCTGACAGCTCACCAAACGTCGTCTTTCCTTCTCGAACAGCCGTGAACATCTGGTCTGAGATGAGTGTGGCCTCTTCGACGGTCTTGCCATACGTGTTCATGACCGTCGTGATCACGTCTACAGCATTGAATGTGCTGGTAAGACCAGCCGTTGCCGCCTTCGACGCGATGCCTAACAATTTCATCGCGTCATTCGTATCAGTTATGCCTGCTGATATCGTCTGGTACAGCGCCTTGGCGGTGTCGACCGGGGCTTGCCCGAACGCGGTGGACATATCAAGGACTTCTCGTGATAGGGCGCTCATCTTGACAGCGCCGACACCCAAGAGTGTCCACACCTCAGCAGCTGCTGTCTGGAAACTGACGAATTCCTTTGTTGCAAAACCTACAGCGGCGCCTAGCACGACCAGGCCTCGCTTCACGTTCGTGACTGCGAAGTCCTTCAAGCTCCTAGCGGCTGCAAACACAGCACTTCCGACGGCCTTCATCGCGCTGACCATCGTCTTGCCAAGCGAGACTACTATCCCAGCGGCACCCTTGATACCACTGGCAAATCCCTTTACTAGGCTGGCCGCTGACCCGAGCGCAGACTTCAGCTTGGAGGTGTCTCCGCCGATCTCGATGTATGCGCCGCCAGCCTTGACTTCACTTGCGCCTGGCATGCTTACTCTTCTGCCTCTCCTGGTACAACGCGAACGTCTCCTTCGTCATGCTTACGCCGTTCATGGCGAACCGGATGCGGGTCTTCCCGTCCCACCCCAGCATCTTTTTGACACGGTACGGGTTCATCTCTCCGGGACGCATCGGTTTCTTGCTGAGCATCGACCCGATGTATGCCTCTAGTCTCGTGAGTCGTCTGTGTTCGGCGCGGTCGATACCCTCTGCCATCCACGCGATCTCGCGCAGCGTGAGTCCATCGATATCGTCTGTGCCAGCCTGGCCGGCGAGCAACCAGACTACCCGCCAGCCGTCTTGGGGTCCGAGCTTACCCCAGTCAGTGTGGATGCATCTGCCGTAGCGCCGAGGTGCTCCGTGAGTGCGTTGAAGACTGCGGCAACGGCATCCTTCAGCGCCTCTGGACTGAGCACGTCATCACAGAACTTCTCGAAGTCCATCTCGGCCTGTTGACCACGAGGAACGCTGCACTCGTAGATGAACCGCGCGGCGTCGTCCATAGACTCGAACACTTGCGCGATGCCGTCGAACATCGTGCTCGCTATCTCATCCTCGGATTTATCAGCGAGCGTGCGCACCGAGCCAAAGCACACCTTGAGCAGCTTCTTCCCGGTATGCTTCTCAAACCGACGGAGCGCTCCCATGTTCGCACGGAGAGCGTATTCTACACCGTCAGCACCCTTGAACCGTGCCATCTCTCACCCTCCTTTCGGGCGTGCTACCTACGACGTTCCGCCGACCTTCACGAGCGGACCGGTCGTGCGCATCGACACGTCTACCGTCTGTGCATCGTCAAGCGGTTCGTTCTTGGTGTAGGATATGACGATTGCGCTGAAAGACCAGCCCTCGCCGTCCTCGTCGAGCACCTGCACCGCAACAGCGCTCTTCGCGACGAACGCCGTCTCGATGGCGACCGCAGCTACACTCAGTACACTCAGTGCGGACTTCCAGACTATCGTGAAGTCCAGCGTGGCCCTGCGGATACCAGCGATGTACGCACCGAACCCATCGTCTCCACGACTCGTCGTCTCGATCTCGGTGTTGTCCTGCGAGAGCGTGACGTCCGTCGCCTCTGTCAGCTCGTTTCCACTGATCAGAAGTCTTCCGACATATCCTGCCTGGGGCATCTTACCCCTCCTTCTACGCCCGTAGTACCTTGACCCTGACGTTCAATACAAACCCAGGGTAGTCGTCTGGATCGTTTAGTCTTCCCGGAGGGTCAGCTATGCACAGAGCGCCGACGTATCCGAACTCCTCCAAGTGCGCGTCGAGCGAATGCCTGTCGAGTGAGCGCTTTACCTTCCACGCCGTCGCACGCAGCCTCGCCATGTTCCAGTTTCGGTTTCCATATACCCTTACGCGACAGAAGCATTCTCCGCCGGTCTGTCCTCGCGTACCCCAGTTCGCTCCTGGAAGCTCGTCAATGATGATGACGGGATAATCTGCCGTGTCGGGAACGCGCTCGGTCGTGAAGATGGCCGGCTCTGGCAAACCCGTCGCGAACTCGAACGTCGCGAGGTCGTCCGTGACCGTTGAGTCCGAGTTCAGTATGTCACGTAGCACGTCAGATATCACGTCTTCCTCCGGTTCAACTTTCGGCCTGCCGGCGTCGCGGCGAGCTTCAGGCTCTTCCACAGTGATGCGAACGCTGTCTTCACTCGCATCAGTGCTGGGCGCATAAATGGTCTCGCAGCCATCTTTCTCGTGCCGAACTCAAGATGCTGACCATACGATGCTGGTGGGCTGGTCGGACCGACGACGACCGTCTCGGACTTCGTCGGAGACGTAGCGATGCTGGCACGAAGCACGCCGGTACGGACGTGAGGCGGATCTCCCGGAGCAGATGATTCAAACCTCGTGCCTTGCCGTAGTCGCTTTACGCGCTTTCCACTCTTCAGTGTAATGGTCTTCATGATGCCGACCTTCCGACCACCGCCTTCCATCGAATCCTTCGCGCTTCTTTCAACGAGAAGCCCAGCCCTGAACAGCGGCTTGACCTGTGCTTGACGGACGGCTTTGACAACGCCCTTCACGTCCATCCAGGTATTAGACTTCATACTAATCATGTGGCTCGACCGCCTTCGTAGTGCGTTCGACGACCACTCGCATATTCGGCGACCCAGGCAACCTGTCCAACCGAACCACGCGATACCATCCTACGTCGGCAGTGCTTGACACCGACGGAACGACTATCTCCACGAGGTTGCTCGGGTTTGCGCTGGCATCCGTAGTCTGATACGCCTGCACGAACTTCCGACCGGAACCAGCTGGAGTAAGCGTCCCGACACCGGAGCCGACCCTGACGTCTGAATCCTCTATCGTCACACCGTCTGCCGACAACAGTCTCGTCGTGTATGACGTTCCGGCCGTCCCGGTAAGCGTATACGGGACGCTGGTCGCCGTGACGGCGTTCGTGTTGACTGCTACGGTCGGTCTCGTCG